CTCAGTTATGCTGTTGATGGCTGTATCAAATAATCAGTTGGGCTCTACTGACCCCAGGGACCTTTACGATAACTCCCAGAATTTTGATACAGCCATCAACAGCATTACTGAGGCTATCTGGCATGATCGCTTTGGTCGAGCCCGGCGTACCTGGTACGGTCTTGAGGGGATCGCATCAGCGGCAATTAACAAATTTATTGAAGATGGGAAGAAAGCCATTGCCGGCGTGGGTTACATCACTATGGACTCCTTCCAGGATGGTAAAACGCTGACCCTAACTAATCAGGCACTGCGCTGGAAGTTGCCAGACGGCGATGGTGATTATTACCGCTGGGATGGTGCATTCCCTAAAGTGGTCCCTCCTGGTTCTACGCCGATTACTTCTGGCGGAGTAGATAAAGGGAAATGGGTCAATGTGAGTGACGGGACTGTACGCAGCGATCTGGCAAAGCCAACCGGTGCCACTATGGTCGGTACGCCATTTGGCATGACTTTGGGTGAGATTCTGGCATCAGATCCTGCTCCAATGTCATTTGGGTATGCTACTGAGGCAGCCAAAAGCAGGATCTGCCGTCATGGCGCAAAAGTGGTTCTGGTCGGAGATAGCCTCAGCAGCTTCTATAATATCGACACTGCCAACATTACGTCGCTGTTTGAGTCATATCTTCGCCGTAAGGTGCAGGAGATTAACCCAACTGCGGAATTCATTAACCGTGCTATCGGTGGGCGACGATATTACGATCTTGGAAGGGATGAGCCAGCAATTGATTCTAATGATGGCTATCCTTGGTATACAGATACATCAAAACGCTGGATGTATTATATTGACGCGATTAAGCCTGACGTGGTGATTCTGGCTTTTGGGATGAATGATGGTGAAGGTTGGCTCGCAGGTAATTTCCAACAGTCAAACTTTTATAAAATGATGGATGAGCTGAGGACAATAGGCAGCGAGCCTGAAATTATTTTTTGTACCAATATTCTTCCGTCAAAAGAGAACCCAGCGACTTCAGACTTTGATCAGCAATCCGGTCGTGACGCGATGGCCGGCTGGACTAGGTCCTATGCGAAATTTATCGGCGCCAGCTTTATCGATTTGCACCGTCGATTTAAATCTATGCGGGACGGCGTCGATCCATGCGCTTTCAGTTATGCCAGAAAAACGATATCAACGTTGGTAAACCTGCCATATTCCTACACTGATATGGTGCCATGTTATTCGGCGCGACTGGTGCTGATGGATCCGGCAGTGATGTCTTCTGGTATCCAATTTTCTTTATCGCAGTTGGTGAATAATTTTGTAACGCTTTCATACGATGCGGCGGTATCTAAATGGCACGTCCAGATATACACCGGAACATCAGTCGGGATTACGATTAATCAGCTTGCTGATGGAGCCGCGCCATCCGTGGGTATGGAAATATTATTCTCGTTGAACGGTGATTCTCTGACGATTTTCATTGGAGATAATACCACCCCGGTGTTCTCCGGTAACATCATACGCTTCGGTGGCCTTTTCACGCCTAAAATAAGTGGGACTGGGCAGATTAGGGTTGATTTGATTGCAGGAACTGAAATTCCTATGGCTCCTGTATTAACCGACCATGACGTCTATAACACTGAGGGCGATGGCGGTAATGGGCTTAACCACCCAACAGCGAAAGCCAGCTCTCGGATTTATGCAGCTCCGGTTGATTACTGGTTCGGCAGTGCTGGCGGGAAAGAAAAAAGCTATGACATTGTGGCTGACTTTGTCAGTGGGAAATTAAACGTCTCCAACCGCCTGAGCCCAAAATCAGCAGCAATTTCAAACTTGTTTGGAAAGCTGACGTTTATCAATGGCGCGATCGAGTACGTTCGTGATGCTAAAAACAATGTCATTGGGGCCAAGTTTGGGGCAACCAACCGGGCCTATATCGACACGGCTGATTTCATGGAGCCTGGGCTGTCTTTCGAAAGGATCTCCGTAGAAATTGATTTCATCAGCCCGTCAGGTCAGTGCTATGTCGTAACGCTCGGTGAAGCAACAACCGGGGACAGGGGGTTGTATCAGGTCACCGACAGCCTGCAGACCAGGGGCACCGTTTCAAGCGGTGGTGTTGCATCAGACCTTTCGTCAAGCGCCACATATCCGCTCGTCGCCGGTAATGTCTGTAAGTTCAGGCACTCTCTTGATATTCCAAGCAAGGTAGCAAAACTGCGGACGGAAGACGGCTATAAGGTCGGGAATATTAATACCCACACGATCACCGGCATGTCTTCTTCGATGATTACCAAAATTAAGTTCGGTTACGCATCACCAAGTACGTTCGGTGGCGATGTAATCATTAAGCGAGTGCGTATCTCGTTCAGGTGAAAGTTGACAGGGAATGCGCCAGGGAATGGACTCCCGTCAGCGACACGTATTAATAGGCACACCCGCATTGATCTGCACCCCCTTTAAAACTACTGTATATAAAAACAGTAAAGGGAGTGCAGATCATGCCCCGCAAATCAGACATTCATAGCGCATTTGTCGCTGCCATACAGCTAAACCCGAAAGGATATCAGTGCCTACACACGAATGACTTCATTCGTGAGCTGCGCGCCAGGAACTGGCATTTCAGCCAGAAAGATGCAAACGAGTGGATAGAGTATTACCAGGAGTGCTTCGTCGATAAGACGCTGGACGGCAGCGAGAACAGGCTCTGGATGTTGCGTGCTATGGGGAGGGTTCTCTGATGGCCTTCGCATCACCTGCTAACGACTACGTAGAAACCAGGCTCACTCCAGAGAGGATATGCGGCGTTGGCATCGATACCCGCATCCTGGAGACATCATCCGGGTTTGCGGTTATTGAGCCAGTCACCAGGCTTGTACAGGGTCAGGTTCTGCTGATACTCGTTGATGGTCGAACGCAGTTTGCGAAACTGAGGGGAAGGGCATTAATCACGGATGATGGCGAAGCGATCGAGGGGGAGTCCGCAGAAGAAGTCGAGGTGATGGGGCGAGTGACTTTCTTCATCAACAGCACAGACGAGGATGACAGGCCGGTGTAAAAAGGAGCCCATAAAAAAAGCCCGCATCAGCGGGCTTCTTATCACTCGGGAGCCGCGGCTCCTTTGCGTATCCTTTTTTGTCCCCTCACCGTCTGGTCGGTGTCCTGCTGAGACTGCTAACTTCCTGTTATTGCTAGTGATGTCCTATCACTGTCCAATCATGATTGGTGGAGCTGGCGGGAGTTGAACCCGCGGCCTCGAAACTTCGCCAGGATTAACGATGATCAAACCGGTCTGCATCTGTACGCATTCGAAAGAAAGACATGATAGCCTTGCCTAAAAAGTCTAAGGTCCGCTATGAGCGAGGAGCAGACATACACAATGTTAGTTAACATCAGCAACGGCCTTGGAGTGACCAATATCTTGCACAAATTCTAGTTAAGATAAAAGCTTGTGCTTAATTGTATATAAAACTCTATAATGGTTGATTGCCTCGACAATGTTCGCTCTAACTTTGTCTTCTGACAAAGTGTTAGTGATTCTTAACTCATCTGTTTTTAATGCCGCAACAGTCAACTCGTCAGGTGATTCTTTGTGTTCAATATCTGCATTGCTATAGTTTCTTATAATATATTTCTGTCCTTCCATAAATAAATTCGCGCAACTTATTATACGGTCCTTTAATTCCTTTTCCACGCCTGCTCTTTTAATGTTTTCATAGAGGAAGTAAAAGTTATCTAACCTTTCATCTTTAGGCGTGAGATTAC